AAATACATCGCAACCATTGTGACAAGTGTTTAATAAAGACTGATAACTATGTATGGTAGGTGTTTAAAGGGCTTGAGGTAATGCGAGGTTATGTCTAAATACAATGATTGGTGCGCTTACAGGTACTCGAATTTATTTAGTAAGGTGCTGATATTTATAGTTATTATTATAATATATGTTGACGATACCGCCATCGATACCGTCATAGGTGAAAATGGCTACTCTTGCGCTTCGAGTTCGACCCCTTCTTTTGGATTCGAATCAATGCCAACAATAGCATCAATTTTTGATTTTAGCCACTTGTTAGGGCGGCCTTGAATATCTGGCTCAGGTAAAAAACCAGACTTACGGCGTTGGGCCAGTGTGTCGTCAGACTTCCATTGGAATATCTGCTTAAGGTCCTGAGTGGTGTAGTAGATTCCCGTCATTTTGTCACCTCACTTAATTCACCATCGTAAACATAACGCTCGTAAATATTAACCTCTAATCCTGCTGCCTCAAACTTAACCGCTTTCAACCCCTCGATACTTTCTGCCGCTAAAATCAAAGGTCGGACACGCTTCAAGTCAGCTATAACATCATCCCAGAATTTATCATTATGTGATTCAAGCTCTTTGATTTGATCATCAACCTGACTCATTACAATATGCTTGGCTTTTGCTAACAGGTCACCGCCATCTGATACTAAGCAACCATGACCACCCTCATGCACACATACCACCTCAACCTCAATTACTTTCATAATCACTCTCCTTTATGCAAATTTTGCATAGTGCTAAATTCACTAGCCAACATCCAAGCGACAATCTTAAACGGATGCCAACCTTCCTTTTGAGTCCAGCCGTGCAAGTACCAATCATCAGGCTTGATATACATATTGTAGAAACCAGTCCATACCTTGCCGCATTCAGTTAATACTAGGCATTTATCTTTGTCGGTTAGCAACTCCTTGCGCTCAGGCAACCGCTCATTAACATCAATCCAAGTCGGCATCGGCTTAACATACGGCTGCATCTTCTCGTTGTAGTGATTCCAAGCCCATGCTTTGGCTTCATCAATGGTTGCAAAGCCAGTGGCAAACTTTGTGTATGTACCACCTGATAGTAAGTAGTACGCCACCTTAAACTTGCCATTGCCATCATTCATTACTATATAGCCATGCAACAAGCTGTTACTTACAGGCTCTCCAGTGTATTCATCAACACCCCAAACCAACGGCTGTAACGGTAAATCACTCATGACTTGCCCCATATTTATTATGATAGTTTTGCGCCCATGCCTTAGCCGCTGCTACGCTGTCAAAGTCGCTTGATTGAAAAACTGGGTAATCACCTTTTGCGCTATAAATCACACGATGACTACTGCCGATAGTCTCAATTCGATAGCTGTGACTATCGGTGTACGCCATATCGTTTGTCGTCCAGTTTAGTTTTTGGGTCATTTGTTTTTATCCTTATCTACTGACTTCAATTATTGCATCAGGGTATTCAATGCAAGCATCTAAATAACTTTTAGTGAAATTTATCAATCCGTCAACATCACCCCAGCCATTTTCAGGGTTCATCGCTTTCATTCTTTCATAGTTTAAATACATCATGCCAAGCGAGCGCCTTAGGTTTTCGATATTATCGGCAGCCCTAACCACGCCTACGTTTTCAGGTCGCCATAAGTAGTGATAAGCGCCGACTATCGCAGCCATATCATTGACGTTATGCGTTATATTTCGCGACCACGCACATTCGCCATCTATAATTAAATCAATATCTAAGCTCATAACCTCAATCCTCTTATAAAATAGGGTGCCCGTATCGTGGGCGTTCGGCTTTGCCTTGACTGCTTTTTCAAAGCACATGTATTTATGCTTTCGCTTCCTTAGTAAATTCATCCCATAAATATTCATAGTCAAACGGCTGTACCAAGCCCATGACCGGCACTTTCTTCTGCTGCTTAGCTTTAAGCGCTTCAACATCAATTTCTTTCGGGAATTTGGTCATATCTTTTTGAGCGCGAACAATGATGTAAGTTTCGCTCATATTCATAAGACCACTACCGTTACGTGCTGCATCGACTGCCATGTTTGCGGCGTCCGGTATCGTTTCCCGACCGCCATAACTTTGATATTCAATAGTCGCGCAATATCTTTTGCCGTCGGTCATAAAGACGTGGGCAGTGACTACAAACATACGCGGCTCATTCATGATCGTTGCGCGCACTTTTGGGCTTACCCAGTCGCCTTCGTACTCAGTGCGGATTCTTACTTCATTCGGGGTGAATGAGTTATTAAGCGGTATGCGCATAAAGCCTTCGTACATTTCAGGCTTACTTGCTTTAACCTGGTTCGCCTTTTTTATTGCCGACTTTTTGCGTTTGTCGCGGTTCTTAATCTTGGACATGGTTTGGTCCTTTAAAATGGAATTAAGTTGCCCGCACTGCTGGGTTTATAACTGATAACTTTTGGCATGTTTGGCGTATTACCGTACTGATATTTTTTAACTTGCATAAACTTGCCGTTACGTTGGCACATAATGCGAGTTGGTAGAGCAATAACGCCTTGGCTTGGGTCGTGAATAACTTCAAGCGCTTCATCTACGGTAAATGGCACATTGGCGTGTGGCATGTGATCAGTCCACCATTGGCAGCCCATGCGTAGAGCAAAGCCTTCGTGTTCGAAGCACTTCCATTCGCTGATAGGTTCTTCAAGCTCGCTGTAAAAGTAATCAATCCGCATGGTTGGCGCTTTGCCATTCTTGCCCGGGTGCTTGTAATAACCGATTTGCTGAATATCAAACCATTCTTCAGGCGGCGTTTGGAAGCCATGCAAGGGCATTGCTTGACCAGCCTTAAAGCCGTGCGGGTCTTTGCTATCACTTGGCATGAACGCGCCACACTCGATACATTCATCAAGGTGGATAGGATTAGGGTTTCCGCAATCAGGGCAATATTTAAATGGTGCGCCTTGTTCGGTTGTACTGTTCTGCTTGTTGCGACCTTTGATCAGGTTGACGGGCCCAAGGTCACGAGTGGTTGATGTGTAATCAAGCCATAAGCAATCCTTTTTACCATCTGCAATCCGCATACCGCGTCCAGCAATCTGCACGTAAAGAACGGGCGATTTGGTCGGGCGAAGCAGGGCGATAAGGTCAGTTTCAGGCGCATCAAATCCGGTGGTTAAGCAAGCGACGTTGACAAGGCAATCAATAACATCGGGGTGACTGCCAGTGGGTGCTTTGTAGTCAAGCAATGTTGCATCGCGTATTCGTGCGGGCGTTTTGCTAGTGACAATGCTTGCTTTAATCTTGCCACGGTGATTGATTTCATCGAGTACCGCTTGGGCATGAGCAATGGTGACGCAGAACACTAACCACTTTTTGCGCTCTGTGCCACGCTTGAACATATCGTCAACGGTTGATTTAATGATGGCGGGGTCAATAACTGCACCTTCCAAGTCTTTAATCACATAATCACCGCCAGCTACTTTTACATTGCTTGTATCGATGGTTTCAGGCGTTTCAGTATCGATGACGAGTGGCGCAAGGTATCCTTGTTCAAGCAATTCATCCATGGACACGCGAGTGGCTGTGCCTTTAAATAATGGGTCCTTGCCTTGCCATAGCCATACGCCATCACCGCGAAAGGGCGTGCCAGTAAAGCCAATGGTGCAAAGGTAAGGACTGCCAAATTCTTTAAGCTGACTGATAAAGGTGCGGTACATACCGGCATTGTCGGTATTGACGTTATGACATTCGTCGACGACCAGTAGATTTACAGTGCCGAGCTCGTGAGCTCGTTTTGCAATACTGCCAATGGTTGCAAAGATGATTTGTGATTCAACGTCTTTTTGACCAAGGGCAGCACTGCAAACACCGGCGGGTGCTTCTGGCCATATTGCCCGTAGCTTGTCCAAATTTTGTTGGCACAGCTCTTTGCTAGCGACGCACATAACAATGCGCGTCTGTGGGTACTGCTCAATAGCACGTCGGCAAAATTCAGCAATGATGATTGACTTACCTGCGCCGACACAAGCATCGACAACGGGATTGCCGTCAGGGTGACGATTCAGCCAATCATACAATTCAGTGAGCGTGCGCTCTTGGTAGTTTCTTAGCTTATACACTTAATCATCCTCTCTATCTATCAAACTATGTTCCCAATCGTCGGCATCAAAACCCTTTCCGATGAAAAGTCTGTCTGTGAAATCACCTGTTAGAGTGTGTACGAATTGGTTTCCACAACTCTCAACCGGCAAATCGTAGGCAAAAGCGCAGCCGTCTGCCTCTATGCCTATATGCCGCCATCTCTCATGTAGGAAGCAAAAAATACTAGGGTCTAATTTTTTAAACTTTGATAGCTGACTAACATAAATCTCGTCACCGGTAAGGTCGCTCGAAGAACCTTTCACTGTCTTAGTTTCCTTATTGATTACCGCTTGCGTTAGCTTTTTCATAATTTCACCTCATATTCTGCTTGGCTAACAATTGAGCCGTTGCCGTTATTCACGTAGCAATCACTGTCACCCGTTCTGCAGTACCAAACAACGGTTGCGCCAAGTGCGGTTTCTTCAGCTTCTAGCACGCTTAGATTTGGCAGTAATTGCGGCACCCATCTGTGTTCGCTACAGCCTTCTAATTGCTGCTCATAGGGCAATGTAGTGTTACGCAGCTCGCATAACCATGTGCCGTCAGTTTGCGGTGTGCTATGTATGCAAGTACGGCAATTGACGTTTGGCAGTGGGTCGGGGATAACATCAACACCACCATGGCAGTAATCAGAATAGGCGCAAAATCTGCACTCAAACCAATCAGGCTTTTCGCTTATTCGCATTGGTGGTTCTTCAGCAAAGATAATGCGACGTGCACGCTCAACGTATTCTTCAGCTTTTACTTTGTCGTACTCGATGCGCTCAGCGTAGAGCGTGTCATCGTTCTTGTTTTTTGCTAAGTAGAAAGCACGAGTTAAGCCAAGGCCCAGCATATAAACTTGGACTTGTGCAAAGTGCATGGGCTTTGATTTTTCAACGCCGTCTTTTAATAGCAGCTTGAATGACTTGTCGTTGTGCGTTTTAAACTCGCATAAGTGCCACGTCTTAGGTGCTTCCTTAATGCCAATGGCAACGCCGTCCGCATGACCTCGAAAGTGTCCGCCATGGAACTGAACGCCAAACTGTTGGCCAGTACGATCATCGACTTCGTAAACTTCGATACCAGCATCACGCATGTTTTTGACCATGCGCGGTTCTTCAAGATGACCCGTTTCAAACAAGCGCAGTAAGCGACCGTCGAAGTCTTCAAAGTGTACCCAGCGGAAGTCGTACCACAATTGACGGGCGCATGACTTACCAATGATAGAGCCGCCAAGGTAACGACGTGGTGAGTCGCTGTGCTTGGCTTTGATGCCGTCATATAAGGCATTCAATGTTGCGTCGTCTTTGACGTGTTCGGTTAAATCAGCCATTTCTAATGATTCCTGATGTTTGCGCTCTTTAAATTCACGCATAGCAAATACGCAATCGGCATGAATGGTTCGCCATTCGCCACAATTACGCTCGAAGTGTCCTTGACCTTTTTCTACCCAACCTTTGCAGTAGTAACATGGCCCAGGATGTTTATTCCTAGCCATGTTTTAAGCCCTCTAAGGTGTCTTCCAATATCCAGCCGACTGCTGTTTTGTCACTGGTGCTGAGTGTGAGCACGTTTAAGTCATTATCACGTAGCTGTCTGATCATCTTAAAAATGGTCTGACGTGAGCGTTCGCCAAAGTCTTCAATCTTGATAAGCTCTTTGTTTCTTAGACGCATTTCAAAATTTGCCAAGTCATCGTTGTACTGCTTGACGCTTTCGCTAAATCTAATCTGACCAGTTGACACTCTGGTGTAGGTCTTAGCGGGCTTTCTTTTGACAGCTTTGGCACGCTTGGGTGCAAGCTCATCTTTGGGCTTGTCTTTATCAAACAAGCGTGACGGGTTTCTGCCATACGCTGCATGGACTTCATCACTGACGGTAATGCCAGTCATGTTTTCAGCTTTACGGTGAGGATTATCTTCAAGCCACTGATCAGCAACCGATAGAGGCGTTATTTCGCGTTTGATTTGATTGGTACGTATAAGCATCGTTTTATTCCTTACTTTCGTTTTAGTTTGCGTTCATTTTGAGGTGCCAACTGGTTCGACTGTGTGATTACTTACACCCAGTTGACACATGAAAATAAAGGCGGGTAAGCGATGTTCTGCTTACCCTTTTTTATCTAACGATTAACCACGCTGCCAAGGTGGTAAATCACTTTGAGCTGCTGCAGGTTGCTGTGCTGAGGTTGGTTGACCCTGGGCAGTCACTTGCGGTTGTGCGCTAAACTGTGGGCGACCACCACCAGCGATGGCGGCGAACTTCTTAACTTCATTGCTTGGGTCATATTGGCCAGTCTTGTCTATACGGATAGACACTTTGATTTCCATCGGGATACCGTGCAAATCGCTGCTGTCTTGTACTGATGACTTGCCGCACGCACTAACAAGCTGTGCCATTTGCTTACGTCCGATTTGCTGTGCAATAGGATTGCTATTGCGTAGCGTGATATCTTGAAAGATAAGGCGACCCGCGTGATGGCCGTCAAGGATTTTTAAGCCAAGGCTTAAGCGGTTGCCACTGCCTGAGTTGTTATCTTTAATCTCAGAGCGGGTGATTTCAGCGGTATAAGTACCGGCTGGAATTGGGTCGAAATCGTTTTTGTGTGCTTCTTGGATTTCGGTTTGGTCAAACTGCAGGTCTAATAGAGCCATGATTAAATTCCTTATGCTTCGTTAGTTTCGATACTGGTTTCAGTTTCGTTTGATTGGATTACTTCGATTTGTTGCTTATCGCCACGAATTTTCGCAGCGATGGCGGCCAAGTTGGGACGTTCTGCCATATCTAATTTGCCGCTACGGTCTTTTGCAGGGTACTTAGTATCGGCTTGGGTTTGCAGGTAATGCAGGGGAATACCTTGATCATCTTTCTCGACTTTCATTAAAAATACTTCATCGAAAAAGTAGGGGATGTTTGCGGTCAGCTTTTGACCAGGGAACATCGGACGGTAACGGACGACTTTTGCATCGTCTTGGTAAGATTCCATCTTGGCGCTAAAGTAGACATTGCGTGGCAAGTCACGATAAGCACGGATAACGTCTTCCACCTTTTCTTGCATGACGCCGTAAGCGGCGCGTGGATCCTTCGATTCTTTCTTGGCTTGGTTCAGCACGACTTCTGCAATCTCACTGATACTGTCTAAGCAAATCCAGTCGTATGACAGACCTTGCTCAGTCGTCGTGAGCCATGTATAAGCTTCCAATAGGTCGTTATATGACTCGATAAGCACGACTGGTATGTCGGCATCGGCAATTGAAAGCAGACCTGATTCAGCGGATAGAATGACCGTCTTACTATGGTCGGGCGTGGTGGCGCAAAGGACTGTTTTACCAGCACCCGCTTGACCGTAGACCAGCACTTTGACGCCGTTTGCTTGCGCTTGTTCGCGGGTGGTCGTTAATTTAATGGCCATCTACTTAACCTCCACTGATACGCTAGGTTTAGCAGCTTTGGTGGTCATGTACTGCGCCATAAGTGGTACAAGGTCATCACGCATGGTTTCAAGTGCGCGCAGCTTAGTGGTATTCAGCGATGCTTTGAAATTGACACACTGCTTAATCTCATTGGGTAGCTTGTCCCAATCTGATTGAATGGCCTTATCATCTAATGAGCGGGTGAGCTTGCCGACGGTCTTCACTTTAAATAAGATACCTTCAGCGTTTGTGGTACCTTCTTCAGCGAAGCCTACCAATTCAGTGATTTGGCTTTCGACTTGTATGCGGCGGTCTTTTGCGGCTGCTTCCGCTTCTTTCGCTTCTTGCCAATGACGGGCAAGAACATCGATTTCATTGTCCATGGCCGGTGCAACTGGGGCGATGGCGCTTGGTGCGTTGCTTGCTTTAGCAGCTTGGGTGACAAATGCGTTCATTGTTTTATTCCTTCCGTTTGATTGTTTACTTCGTTTCGTTTTGCCTATTTGCACGTAAAAATTCATTTGCGTGTTGATTGGCTTTCTTAAAATCGTCGCTGGCAAAATCTATGTAGACTTGATCAGCGGGGCTTATATAAGTAGTGCGGATGCTATCTTTGTGTAGCTCGACAGCGGCTTGCTCATTGGCGGCTTGTGTAGCGCACGCTTTTGGCAGAAATACGATGAATATGGCCAAAGCGATGATCGTTACCATGCCTTTCAATACGTTTCTTTCCATATTGGACATCCTTTGTTAGTTGCTTACTGCCTGCGGTTGCCGTAGCGCCCGCAAGTTTGTAAAAAACCGTACTTCTAATACGCGTGTTTCCACGACTTCCCATTGCGGCATCCTCCTTAGGTGCAATGTGGGTTTGGCCTTTTTTGCTGACATGTTTTTAAATAACTAATCGCTGTCTCGTCGACTCGGTGTATCTCGTTGCGATGTGGTAATATTACTACCTAAAGTAGTATAGTGCAACTAATAATAGTAAATAATTCTACTAAAAGTAGTATTATTTTATAAGTTACTGATTTTTAAGCATAAAAAAACCACCCGTTAAGGTGGTTCAATGGCTAAATATTACTTAGTTAATTGTAAATTTACGAAAAAACCCGCACAAAGCGGGTCGGGTGTAGGGTAGGCGATAAAAAACCCACTATCATAGTGGGTTTGCCTAAATTATGCGTTCCAATTTAAGTGCTTTTCATCTGGTAGTTCAAAAGGTGGGTGAGGCGACATATACACTAAAGTTATTTGATCATGTACTACATCCAAAGTGTAGTGTAAAACATATTCACTAGTTTTATCACCGTATGTGCCCACATAGTAAGTTATGCCAATATGGTAATGCCATAGGTTGTTGTTTTGTGCTTGTCTGACCTTACTCAACCAATTAGGGTCATCTGTTGGTACATTATCTGAGGACTTATTGCGACCTTCTAAGTTTAATAATCCGTATTGCTTTACATGATCAACAAAAGCACCTATTTTTTGCTGGTCTAACTTTGGATAGTTTTTGAGATAGGATATAAAAATAGGAGATAGGTTGACTAGCATAATGAAAAACTATCCATTCAACCAAGAAACAAAGTCTTCACCATCAGTAAAATCAGGTACGCGAATAGCTCCGCTATCGATAGAGACCTGCATGGCTTCTACATCGTACGAATAAGCATGTTTGTCATCATAAGTGTCTGTCATATCTAATAGTTCTTTAAAAAAATTTTTAATGCTGATACATGAAATTTCATTATTATCATGAGCATATGCTTCTTTCCATGGGCGTTCTTCATGAGTCATGTCACGAAGTTTCCATGGTGAGTACTGACCATACTCGAGTGCTATGCGATTCAAGATAGCTAAGTCATCGTAATCGAATACATTGTCATTAAAACTATCTATCGATGGGATACATTGATCACGATAATGCTTATAACAGTGGTAAACACTTTCGACCACGGGGCCGTGTCGCCAACACTCGATGGGCTCATCAAACAACGGTCTATCCAAAATAGCTAATGAATACCCTTGGGCATAGTACAGTAGCTTTTGTAGTTTGAGATTTGAGATTTGGTCTCTCTCACCCTCATAGGTATGGTGTAAGAAAAACTGGGCAACTTCATATGCAGTTTTCATCATATCTCCTATTAGGTAAGTAAGTGGGTTTATTACAACTATTATAACAAATCAATTTATTTACAATGTAAATTTAAAAACAGACACGTCAACAGTTGTCGTAAGCGTTAAAAATTTATTCAACTAATCCCAATCCAATGCCTCACGATACACGCACCAACCAAATGGAAGCGTATCGACCGGTGTGGCGTGTTTCAAAAAATGGCATATCCAATAGTATTCGTATGGTTTCATAGTCTACCTATACCTAGTTAGCTTGCTGTCTACGATGCCAACAAGTGTGCATTCACCCATTGGTACGATTTTCTGATCGGGCCAATCTTTATTCAAAGGCTTTAGATACATATCATCAGGACTGTCGCCAATGATCAACTGCTTAAAGGTCGCTTGTTTGTCGTCATTGCAGTGAATAACAATCAGTGCGCCATCTTTTAGTTCTAGAGGTGATATATCGGGCTCTACATAAATAATCTCGCCTGGTTTAAAGTCTGGCCACATGCTACGACCTTCTATAATTAAACCAAATGCTCTAGGCGATAAGTTGCTAGGCCTATCTATCCACTCAATAGCATCATCAATAGTAACAGGCATCACATCAGAAAAACATCCAGCGGCGACCCAGCTTATTACCGGCATCTGGCCTAACATACCGTGGTCAACGGGTACCTTCTTAGTGCCTTCGGGTGTATCTGATGCTCTAGGGCTAATATTATTGCCGTTTTCAATAGCTTTTATTTTTTCCAATAATTCTGCATGGCTAAGTTTTGTAGTAAATTCCCCACCGTATTCAAGATATTGAGCCGTAGTACCTAAAGCCTTGCTTATATTCTCAAGACCTTTGCGTCTTGGTTTAGCTATACCTTCGCTGTAACGCCTGATCATCTCGTAGCTTATCTTGGTTTTGTCGCTTAAAGCGGTTCTATCCAATCCTCTTGCATTCATTAAATTAATTAATCGCTTTGCAAACTCAGGATATTTTACCTCTAAATCGCTCATATTATCCTACCCTTAGTAGTAAAAATATAGTTTAGTCGATATAAGCTCTTGCGTCACTGCTATTAAAAGTAGTAGTATTACTACTTAAAGTAGTATACGGAGAGTATCATGACTGACAAAACGCCACTTGAACAAGCGTTTGACATTTTGGGCAATCCCGCTCAATTGGCTTACGCATTAGATATTACCCCTTGGGCTGTCTATAAATGGGATGTTAAAAATCCACCTAAAGACCGTTGCTTAGACATTCAAAGACTTACTAATGATCAGGTAACCGCTGAGCAACTGCGTCCCGATGTTAATTGGGATTACGAGCGAAGCCAGCGCGAAATTAATAAAAACAACAAGGAAGTAGAACATGGTTAATAAACCTAAATTGGCCAGCGCCCTTCAATGCCACTTAACGCCTGAATATGCCAACGCTGTTAAAAATCTTGCGTATGCAGCGGATATGAAACCTAGTCATTGGCTTAGACGTTTAGTAGTTGCGGAGATTAACCGCCAACACCTACAAGCTAAGGCTACCTTGGCAGCAATGGATAGTCTACAAATCGAATCGCTCGAATCGCTCGATGAGGATTATGACGATGACTTGTAAAGACTGCCCGCACAAAACTGATGGCAAGTGCTGCCATGAATCAATTAAGCCATTGCCTCAACGTGTAGCGCCCGAGCCAATGTGTGAAGAGATATTGGAACGCATGAAAGCTCAATATGACGAAGCCTATGAATATTACGGGGATTGTTATGAAGACTGACGGTGACGACTTGGCATGGAAGCGTGAGTTTGAGCAGGTGGAACGTAGGCAAAAACAGCGCAAAAGTAAACGCGAAGGTTGGGATGGTAAAAACCCACCAAAGGGCTGGGTTGGCAATGTAAGGACGGCATCGGCATGGACATACTCAACAAGCCACTCAGAACAGTTTAACGAGGACTAAGACGATGAAATTCAATGAACGCCAAGCGCACATGGCTCTAGTCCAAACCATAGAGCAAAACAAACAGGATGATTTAAGAGCTATGAATAAAAAGACCATCGACGATGAAAGCGAGCGTAAGGATTCGGTAAACATGCAGTTTTGGCGCCGTGTTTGGGTGAGCTGCAACGTATTGCTTTTGCTTGTCGTTATTTACGGTTTATTCCAATTTTTTACGAGGCAGTTATGTTAGATAGACGTGATCAAGACAAGGTCAAAAGATTGGAAGCGATGCGGGATAAGTTTGAGAAAGGTCAGCTTTTAGACAGGGAAGACTTTAAAGCGGCTGGGTTTAACGAAGCAGGGACGAAGAACGCGATCGTCATACTTAAAAATAATTACTCGCTGGATATCGTAAACATCTGCCGCGGTAAAGCATTGATTGGTTGGATATTGGCGGATGAGATTCTATGAAAAAACCCTAAGAGCTGCGAACTCAAAGGGCTTAGAACTTCTTTTAAAACAACTTAGTACTTGGAGATTATAGCATGACAGTTAAAAAAATAGAAATAGGTGATGTGTTCCCTACGAATGGGGGCGGTAGTGTCACGGTTATTGAGTACAAAGGGTCTAAAAATATCCTCGTAAAACACAATGACAAGCATGAGCATCAGGCCGTTGTTAATTCTACTAACTTAAGAAAGGGTGAGGTTAAAAACCCATATCTCCCCGTGATTTTAAATATTGGATTTATGGGAGTGGGTAAATTCAAATCTAAAAAAAATGGCAAGGTCTCTATTGAATATGCCGTTTGGGTGAAAATTATAGATAGATGCTATAACCCTGAATTCCACGTTAAATTTCCAACCTATGCCGATTGCAAGTTATGTGATGAATGGCGCAACTTCCAAGTTTTTGCAGAATGGTACACAAGTAATAAGTTTTATGGCCTTGGCTATCAAATTGACAAGGACATTTTAAGCAATGGAAAAGGAAAGGAGTATTCGCCAGAGAATTGCACCTTGGTGCCCTTGGAGATCAACTCATTAATTTTAGATAGGGCCGCCAAGCGCGGAGAATATCCAATTGGTGTTAATTATGACAAAAGTAGAGGTAATTTTTTCTCAAGTATGAACATAAGGGGGAAAACAAAGAATCTAGGTCGTTTTCATTGCCCTGCTTTAGCTCATAAAGCCTATCTATTAGCGAAAGAAGCTCATGTCAAGGATATGGCAGAAGAATATAGAGGCAGAGTAGACGATAGGGTTTACGACGCTTTAATGCTTTGGAAAGTAGCTTAATAATAAAAACGCTAAAAAATATATGAGTAAATTTATGAGTACAGAATTAAAAAGCAGCCTAGATTACGCCCTTGCTTATGCCGAATTGGGGTGGAAAATATTTCCTGCTTGGAATATTAAAAAAGATGGCAGCTGCGCCTGTGGCTCTGAAAAATGCAGCCCCGGCAAACATCCGATTAGCACATTGGCGCCACGCGGTCAGGATTCATCTACCAGTGATAAAGCAGTTATTACTGAATGGTTTACCACATATCCTGAAGCGAATATCGCAGTTTATTTGGCGGGTAGCGGACTGTGCGCAATCGATATAGACCCTCGTAACGGGGGTGACTACACGATGGAAGAACTGGAAGCCGAACACGGTGAGCTTGTCGCTGACGTGGTCCAGTTGACCGGCGGGGCGGGTGAGCATCGTTTGTTCTTACGTCCCGATGGTACGTTGCCCGGTAAGCTTGGTAAGGGTGTCGATGTAAAGCTAAACGGTTACATTATCGCAGAACCTAGCAATCATATCTCTGGCGGTGAATACGTTTGGGAAGCGTCAAGCTGTCCGCTCGATGGTGCGGTAGCGGGACCATTGCCCGATTGGATTCGCTCATTTAGTACCAGTCCGGCAACTGACGGCAATAGCGGTATGGCTATCAATTTTGGTATGGATGACGGTCAGTATTATGACGTATTAGAGGCGCTGCCATTTATTGATAACGACGATCGTGATACGTGGTTACGTGTCGGCATGTGCTTATTCACTAGCAATGATAAGCGTGCTTATGGCATGTGGTGCGATTGGTCAGCGGGCAGTGATAAGTATGATCATGATGATCAGTACCGAGTATGGCGCTCATTTCGCCATAAAGGACTAGATAGTGTTGATGTTCCGACCATCTTCCATATGGCGCAGGATAGCGGCTGGATTAATACAAAGTCAGGTGTTGGCGTGGTTAGCTCGCAAGATATCGATTATGACGCCGAGGATGTGATGATTGAAAAATATAGCAATGCTGAACAGGTGCCTGATTATCTAAAAACGATACCCGTCTATAAGCTCAAAGAAGTTACGGATTGGATTGAAGGTAATAGCCGCCAACCGCAGCGCGAAATAACTGTGCTCACAGCATTGTCATTGGCTTGCACATTGGCCGGTCGCAATTATGCTTCAGAAGAAAACAACACGAGCTCAATGTATTTCATGCTACTGGCTGAAACGGGCGTCGGTAAGAACTACGCCAAAACATCGATTCAAACATTCTTGGTTGAGTCGGGTCTTGAGACGCTGCTATCAGGTAGTGGTAACACGTCACCAGGCGCAGTCTATACCGCGCTATGTAAATCTCCTTGTCATATTCAGGTGACTGATGAAGTGGGCAAGCAGTTGGCTACAGCTCGCAAGGCGGGTAACGGTCAAATGGCTGAAGCATTCAGCACGCTAACTGAAGCATATTCTGCTACCACGTCTTATATGATCCCTAAAAACTACAGTCAGCTTGGCGATATCGCTAAGGGTAAAGCGACGGCTGAGAAAAACATTGTCATTCATTGGCCAGCTATTACTACTTTTGGCATTGGTACGCCCGGTCAAATTTTTGACAACCTAACGACGGGTGAGATTGAGGATGGCTTCTTGAATAGACAAGTCGTTATCCAAGCATCTGAACCATTGGCAGCGCGACGCCGCATTAAAAAGCAGTCGGTACCGGAACACTTGAAAGAATGGGCCCAAGACATACGCCATCCACAACCGCAAAGCCGTACTGATTTGACGGGTAATGTTGAAAGCTATGATTTAACGCCGACGCCAAAGATAGTGGCCATTAGTGATGAAGCGATGGATTTGTTCGACGACTTACTTGACACATTAGAAGCGCAAGAGAAAGCCGGTGCATTTTTACTGCCCGATTTAACACGGCGCTGGGTTGAAAACTCCATGCGCTTGGCCACAGCATTGGCCGTGTGCGAAAACTCAGAAAAACCCGTTATTACCGAATTGATTGCTGATTGGTGCATTGCTTACGTGGTTTTTTATGGCAAACGGTTTATGCGTGCTGCAGCAACCAATGTGGCGGATGGTGATTTCCATAGATTGTATTTGAATGTGCTTGAAATGGTCAGTCGCACCGGCTCGAAAGGCGCAACGCAAAGAGATTTATCGCGCAATAGTAAGTTGTTCAGATCGACTAAGCCGAACGACCGTGATCAAGTATTTAAAGCGCTACTCATCGAAAATCAGATTATGCAGGTATCTATTGATCAGTTTTCTGGTCGAGGTCGTAAAAGAGTCTGTTTTATCACGCCAGATAACTTTGATGATGAAAATATGCAAAATGCTTAATTTTCATTGTTGTCCATTGTTGTCATTGGTTGAATGACGATTATAACGTATATGTAGTAAGGGTTACATCATTGTTGTCATGATTATTATAGGGGTATATGTATATATATTTTAAAAAGAAATAGGGGTATATAGCCATTAATCATGACAACAAAGCGGAAAGGTATATGTAGTAAGGATTATAACCGTCATTTAGGGTATGACAACAATGCGCAAGAATGGACAACAATAGAGGTTTTACGAGGTTTGAATTAAACGGAGTTAATCCAAGAACCCTTAATATACATGGGCTACAGACGATAAGTCAAACACTAAAATAATAAATATTACTTAAATAGGAAAAATAAGCATGACCAGACTAACCTTGATAGCAGAATTATCTATCCCAGCAATACCGCCAAGCGTGAATCATTACCTCAAACAGCGACGTGGTGGCGGTAAAACGCTTACTGACGCATCAATAGAGTTTAAGCGTACTGCTTATCAAGCAATTGGACGTTACGCACCGCACAAGCCATCTGAGAAGCGTATAGCAGTGGAAGTCACTTACTATCCAGCACGTAAAGGCGATAGCGATATTGATAACCGCAACAAACTCGTGATGGACGCATTGGTAGAGGCTCAATTCATTGTTGATGATAGTCAGATTGACGAGATATTGATGAAGCGTGGTAAGGAGATCATAACTGGTGGCCGTACTGATTTGATTGTGTGTGAGATTGACGATAGACGGCAGTTATCAAAATAACAACGTATAGAAAAGTATATCGAAGTTTATAAATGTTTATTTGGGATTGAATTATGAGCGACGTAATTGATAGAGACGTAAAAGTAAAGTTGGCTGCTTGGGGCGCATGGACGCGCAATGTTGGAGATAAAGGCGGTTGCTCAAGTCCAGCGCAAGCACTCATTAACTGCGCACCAGTTTGTGACAGTGACCACAAACGATATGCGAGATACGAAGCATTTGAGCATATAAGCGATGAAGAAGCGTTAGAGGTGGAATCGGCTATGGCAACGCTTAAACGCTATTCAGCGCGATTAGACGTAGCATTAGGGCACATGCTAGCGCATGAGCTTGAGGACGATAACTTACTAATCTGTGCGCTGATGTATTACGTGTTAGAAGAATACTTTAGACACGATGAATCAGCCAGCCACATTGCAAGAGAGCTGACCAAGAGATTAGGTAAGAAAATAACAGACGTAAAAGTTAAGGTAATCATGGAGCGAGGCGCGGGATTTATTGAAGGCGTATTAATCTCTTGACACCTCAATGAGCTATGTAGTAGTATCCCTTTATGCTCCGCATTTTATGTGTTGAGCAAGCATATTTTAAGCCCTACTTTAACGAGTGGGGCTTTTTTATTGTCCAAAATTTGGCAGGGAAGCTATGGACTACGAGCTAACTAACCAACAGCTTTATCATCGATGGGACGATACTGATAACGAGATTGCAAAGCTATACTGGCTGACCAAGCTAAGAGACCGCGCTAATTGCAGATATCGTGACGCACAGTATTACGTTGATTTGATTGAAGCTACTAAATAACCACTTTTGCCCGCCTTGAATGGTCCGGGCATTTTTTATACTCGCTGATTGGAGGTGAGCATGTCAAAAAAGCTCACTAACACGAAGCATCAAATGTTTGTTGATGAGTACATCATTGACTTCAACGCTAAAGAAGCAGCAATCAGGGCAGGCTATAGTCCAAAGACGGCAGCACAGCAAGGCTATCGATTATTGCAGGATGAGCTCATAGCCGCAGCTATCGATGAGGCTATTGCTAAGCGCACTAAGCGCATGCATATCACGCAAGACCATGTTTTAGGAATGTGGTGGCAGATTGCCAATGCTGACTATAATGAGCTGTCTAGCGTGCGTCGTGTTGCTTGTGGTTATTGCTATGGCGATAACATTACGATGGGCGATGACGATGATGCCCGTGAGATTGACCCAAGCCGCGACCCAAATCCCGACTGCGGTATTTGTAGAGGTGAAGGTTCGCCCCATGTGCATATCGCAGATACTGAAAAGCTTTCACCAGCCGCTAAACTGTTATACCAGGGCGCTAAAGAAACGAAGTTCGGTATCGAGGTTATGACCGCCGACAGAATGAAAGCACTTGATAACGTGGCAAGGCATTTGGGTATGTTTAAAGATACGGTCAATCATGTGTCGGAAGATGGCAGCATGACGCCGACAATCAACAACTTCAACGGTGACGCTCAAGCAGCAAGCCAAGCCTATCAGGATATTATGGGTGGTAAATAATGCCTATCCCTTTTGCATTCGATTTTAAAAATCCTGATTATGCACAGGTGTTTGAATGGCGCATTGAGCGACTACAGCGCATTAGACAAAACCCTGAATCATTACCGGCATTAAAAGCGTTTTACAAAGACAATCCAGCACAATTTATTATTGACTGGGGTGTGACTTATGACCCGCGTAACATTGAGCGTGGCTTACCGTCATACATACCGTTTTTGTTATTCCCTAAGCAAGAAGAGTGGATTCATTGGCTGATGGACGGTTGGAAGTTGCAAAAACCGTCCATTACGGAGAAGACACGGGATATGGGTATGTCGTGGCTCATGATGGGCTTGTCATGCTCACTAGGGTTGCATAACAACGGTTTATCAGTCGGCGTTGGTAGTCGTAAAGAGGAATACGTTGACCTGATTGGCAGTCCTAAAGCATTGTTTGAAAAAGGCCGTATGTTTTTAAGTGGATTACCGCCAGAGTTTCGCGGTGGCTGGATTCGTGAAAAGCACAGCCCCTTCAAAAGAATTATATTGCCCGAAACTGGCAGCGTGATTACTGGTGAAGCGGGTGACGGTATTGGTCGTGGTGATAGGGCGTCCTTGTATTTTGTTGATGAAGCAGCGTTTTTGGAGCGTCCGCATTTGGTCGATGCTTCACTATCTGCTACTACTAACAGCCGAAATGACATATCTACGCCCAATGGCAGCAATAACTCATTTGCACTGCGCCGACACAGTGGGCGTATTCGTGTATTTACGTTTCATTGGCGTGATGATCCGCGCAAAGATGATGCCTGGTACAACAAACAGTTGGATGAGCTTGACGCGGTGACAGTCGCGCAAGAGATTGATATTGACTACTCTGCATCGGTTGAGGGTGTGTTGATACCGTCGGCATGGGTCCAGTCTGCTATCGATGCTCATAAGAAACTGGGCATTACTATCAGTGGCAGTAAGATTATGGCGCTTGATGTGGCAGATGAAGGCGTTGATAAAAACTCTATCGCTGGTCGTCATGGCGTATTGCTCAATCACTTAGATACATGGAGTGGTAAAGGTTCAGATATTTTTGCCACGTCTAAAAAGGCAGTTGAGATTACAGCCGACAGTCAATCAGAATACTTTTTGTATGATGCTGATGGATTGGGCGCCAGTGTCAAAGGTGATGCTCGGGTGGTTAATGAGCAACGCAAAGACTTACCTGATGTTGATGCTCATCCATTTAGAGGTTCAGCCGGTATCTATAAGCCGGAGCGTGAGGATATCTTAGGCAAAAAGAACAGCGATGCTTTTGATAACTTCAAGGCTCAAGCAGGGTGGGCACTACGCAAGCGCTTCTTAGTAACTCATAGAGCAGTGACCGAGGGTACGGCGTTTCATCCTGACGACATTATCAGTATTGATAGCACGCTCGATGAACTTGCCAAGCTAACCACTGAACTATCACAGCCAACCTACGCAAAAACCAATGCGGGCAAAATATTAATCAATAAGAAGCCAAAAGGTACACCATCGCCAAACCGCTTCGATGCGGTAATGATGGTATTCGCTGACAACATGGTTGAGAAGAAATCCACTAAACGACATAGAGCCACTGCTGGCAAACGGACGTACAGATGACAGACATGACTAAAAAGCCGCGTTACCGTGTCAAAGCTGGCGGCACACTAAGCCAAGAGCAAGCGATTGATTTACGCGGTAAGTTGTTTTATCAACAGCTCATACGCCAAGATACTGACGAGATACTTAAGAAAGCCGGTATCAGTCGCTATGCGCTTAAGACGTTACTTACTGACCCCGATATTGACCAAGCAGTGGATAGACGTACAGAGGAGCTAACAAGCTCGCTTTATACGTTGATGCCGAGTGAAGGCAAGGTTGCTGAGTTTATCTATGAGCAATTAGATTTGCACTTAGAGCCGATATTGCAGGGCGTGATTGACAGTAAGCTATACGGCTATGATGTCGCTGAGATGGTATGGGGACAAGACGATAAAAAGCGTAATGTCGTCACTAAGCTGACAAGCAAGCCGATTGATTGGTTTGAGCCTAAAGCCAATGGTGATTTATTGTGGTATCCAAACGATGGCAGCAAGGCAATTACGGTCAGTGACCAAGTGGACTATCAGTATCGCTATCTATTCCAGCAGCACAAGCCGACGTACTTAGAGCCAAAAGGTAAGTCATTATTAAGCCGTATTTACTGGTTGCATTACTTTAAGACCAACGGCTGGCGTTTTTGGTCTAAGTTTTTGGAACGTTTCGGTTCACCACTATTGATCGGTAAGACTGATGCAACCAGTGATGAGGATGCGCAAAAGTTTGCGGATGCAGTCCTTTCTGCACACAACTCAGGCGTAGTGACTATTGGTATTGACGAGGATGTCACGCCGGTCACAGGTGGCAGTAATGGTGAAGCGTTTGTATCGTACAACGATGTGACTAAGCAAGGCATTACGACTTATCTGCTAGGTCAGACCCTAACGAGTGGTACAGACGGCGGCGGTACTTACGGGCAAGGCAAGATACACCAAGAACAGCAAGAGATTATCTTTAACAGTGACCGCAAGCACGCGCTCAAAGCGGTACAACGGTTTATTGATACTATCTGCTATGCCAATGGTTATGACGCGCCTGAGTTTAAGTGGATTGCCAAAAAGGTTATTCCAGTTGACCAGTTAGATGCTGACAAAAAAGCCTATGACATGGGCCTACGTTTTAACAAGTCATACTTTGTCGATGAGCTTGGTTATGAAGAACGCCATATCTCACACGTTGAAACGTTTGGGAGTGCGACTACATTACCGATATCAGCCAAGGCTAATTCATTTGCCAGTCAAAAATGGGTGCCGTTTAAAGCCGCTGCCAGTGATAGCGAGTTTACAGACGAACAAATGGAGCTTGAAGCGGTCGCAGATGATGCACTAAATGCGAGCGTACAGCCGTTTGATACTAATGCGGTGCTATCGGCTATAAGTAATACTACGGACGCTGACAGCTTACGTGAGGCACTGTTTAACCTATGCGGTGAGGGATTGGCTGAGAGTGATTTTACACAGTTGGTTAATACGGCGTTGATGGTTGCTGATGTGCATGGTTTTGCTGATGAAAGTAGCGAGGTTTGATTATGGATACATGGTTAGAGCTGGACAAATCAAAGCCTGCTAAAAATGGCAGGTACTTAATTATGGGTCGTTATTTTAAGCAGATAGAAATTGCTCGTTTTAATAATGGCGATTGGTACTCGACAGAAAACAATAACGGTCAAACTATCAATAGTGTTATTACCCATTGGCAACCACTGCCTGAAAAACCTAACGAGGTTTAAACCATGGCAACGACAACAGCAGGATTTGACGTACAGTTTATCGAGGCCATTGCTTACGCTTTAAATCGTAACGTGGTTTTGCCTGATAATTACTATAACGTCATGACACCTATTCAGCGTCAACAAGCGGTATCTATCGCAGGGCTTGCACAGACTGAGCAGATTAAGCACGTCATGGGCTTGGTCAACGAGCAATTAGTTGATGGCGGTACGTTTGCAGACTTTCAAAAGGCGGTAAAGGCGGGCGATATTGATATCAACCTGCCAAAGCATCGGCTGGATAATATTTTTAGAACCAATATCCAAGGCGCTTATGGTCGAGGTCGTTGGTATCAGCAGCAACAGAATAAAGATGAACGACCTTATTTGATACGTGATGGCATCAATGATATTAGACAGCGTGATTCTCATAGAAAAATGGACGGCGTTGTAAGGCATATCGACGATCCATTTTGGGATGAATTTTATCCGCCAGACGGTTTTCGTTGTCGCTGTATAGCGCGCTCACTTACCAAGTCGCAAGCTGAATCAAAAGGTATAACGACTGACGAGGATTTACCGAACATCCCCAATACTGAGGGATTTGGCGGTAATCCATCGCAGTACAATAACCGTATGACAGCACTGGTTAATAACAAAATAGCGGAGCTTGCTATCACTTACTACAAGCAGTCAGGTGCGATACTAGCAGCTAGACAGCGTATTGAGGCGGCTATCACTGTGATGTTGGCACAGCCGATACCTGAGCTTGCGACATTGATTGATGAGGCTAAGGAATTGATTGAGGAGCAAGGCGAATGAATAAGCGCAAACGAATACTCAGAGCCATTGTGCTGCTGATAGATATAGCCGTCGTCACTTACTCAAAGCGACGTAAAAAAGACAATCAATAAGCCGCCTTAATTGAGCGGCTTTTTAATGGGTGATGATATGAGTGCGACATTAGCTGGACTGATAGCAGTTGCTATTTATGCAATTGGTGTACGTATAGGCCTTTGGATAGGGCGAGGTCACTATCGCCAAGATAATAATAATTTAACTGGCGGTTATTCACCTAAACCAATATTAGGTGTGCGTCCATCACCACCGGGCAAGGAATAAACATGAACTTACAAGCAAAGATTAAGCGCGATATTGATAGTCATGCGCTCATGAGCTGCACAGGGCTTGAGCATCAGCTTGCGTCTATCGACTTCAAGGCGCTATCACGATATAGCGATGACGACAGTGAAGCGGCTTATACCGTTGAGAATGGCGTAGCGACTATCGATGTGCGCGGTCTGCTAGTACCTGAAACCTCAAGCGATTATCGCTCATGGGGTGTGACAGGCTATGCAAACTTAGCGGACTACATTCAGCAAGCCAATGACGACTACGCAGTGTCCAGTATCGTTTTAGATATTGATAGCGGCGGCGGTTATATCAAGGGAATTGATATTGCAACTGAGGCGATTTATCAATCCACAAAACCGATTGAAACGTTTGTCAGCGGTGATATGTATTCAGCTGCTTACTGGCTAGGTGCAAGCACAAGCAAGGTTACAGCAGAAGGTCAGCTTAATGGCATTGGCAGCATCGGTGTTTATGTGGTCCATACCGAGGAAAGCGGTTGGCTTGAACGCTATGGCGAAAAGGTTTCATTGTTCCGTTCGGGCAAGTGGAAAGCCGCTTTTAATTCATTTATGCCATTAACAGCCGATGAAAAGACGCGCTTACAAGAAGGCGTCGATGAATCTGCAAGTATCTTTTTTAATCATGTAGCAGCACAGCGCAATGTTGATGCCAAAACAGTCAAAGGCTGGGAAGGCGATGTATTCACCGCCGTTAAAGCAAAAGAATTAGGTCTAATTGATGCGATTGCGGATAGCGTGGCAGTGTCAAGCAGCACCAAACAGAGCAACACGAATCCAAAAACCGAGGGGGAATCAATGGATTTACAAGAGGCGCAAGCCAAAATCACAGCGCTAGAGGCTGAAAAAGCTCAGGCTGTACAAGAAGCTACCGACGCAAAAGCCGCAGCACTAGCAGCGCAAAACGCATTAGCAGAAACGCAAGCCGCTACCCGCCAAACGGCTATCGATAAGCTGGCTGTTGATACTGGTCGCACGTTTACCGATGAGCAAGTGACTGCGTTTAAAGCGATGGATAATGCACAGTTTGCTGTTGCTGAATTTATGGCAAAACCAGTTGAGCCTAAAGCACCTGATTTGCCAGCCGGTCTTGATAAAGAACAGGCAACAAGCGGTCGTCAAAGTGGCGAAAGTAAAATTCTAGCGGCTGTCGAAGCGGCCAAAGCACAAGGAACTAAATAATGCCTAACTTTAATTACACAACCGAACAGCCATTACCAGTCGATATTGCGCCTACCACTGATAGCGTCGTACCGACTACAGCAACCGCGTATAAAAAAGGCGACTTGGTAATCATTGCCGCTGATACTAACGCAGCTACTCATAGCGTAACAGGTAAAGACTTTCACGCTATTTGTTTAGCTGATGTGACTGCTGCACAAGCGACTGAAAAACTAGCGATGGGCGTTGAAATGCCGGTTTATATCGCAGGTAAGTTTGATGTGGCACAAGTCAAGATTAACGGCGTTGCATTAACACCAACTCAGAAGTTAGCAGCCCGTGCTCACGCTAATCGTTCATTACCTATTACGCTTAGCGTAGTTAAATAAGGATAAATATTTATGGCTACTTTTGTATTTGATGATGCGCAAATTGATACCGCATCTTTTGAAGAACTTGGCGCGGTTTATGACCACAGCAAGCCAGTTGATAGCTTTTTACGTGACCGTTATTTTGGCAATACCATCTTACTAAATGGTCAGGACAAAGTGCCAGTAGGTGAGATTAAAACCTATGTGCCACTAGCACCAGCCGTTTTGCCGACTGCACAAGGTCGCGTTATCAAAGATAAAGTTGAATTAAACGTCAGCTATATCAAAGCGCCTTACTTAAAGCCCGCTTGTGTCGTTGAGCCGTTGAGCGACATTGACGCTAAGATGCAAAAACTATTGCAATCTATGCGCGTTATCGCAACCAATGCCGCCGGTACGCCGCCAAGTATGCAAGACGAATGGGAAATGGCAGCCGCCAACTCTTACTGGACTATTCGCCAGTCAATCGCTGCCCGTATCGCTTTGATGTGCCGTGATGCTTTGTTATACGGCAAAGTGGTCGTACAAGGTGATGATAACGCGGGTGTGACCGTTGATTATGGTCGTCATGCTGATCTTAAGTTTAACCCGTTGGTTGCATGGGATGCAGTAGGCGCTACGCCTTACGAAGATATTCGCAAGATGGTTAAGAATTTAACCAAGCATGGCAAGCGCCGCGCTGTTGATGCCCTTATGTCTAGCCGTGTGTTTGAAGCATTGGCAGACAATGAGAAGTTTAACAAACGCTTTACTGCTGCACTCAATACTAATGTTAGTCGTGTATTTGACGGCGGTTTTGGTGGTGAGACTGAGGCGACCTTACGCGGTACTTTAGACGGTATCGAATTTTGGACGTATGACGTTGAGTTTGAAAAACAAGACGGCACAAGCGAGCTAATGATTCCAGAAGATGGTTTTTGGTTAGTGTCTGAGCGTGGTAACAACTTGTACTTCTGTATGATTAAGCATCGTAAAAACCCTGCTAAATTAGCAATGGAATTGATGCCATACCATGTGTTTAGCGACAACCCATCTGTTGATGAGTTTATTGCTGATTCAAGCCCGTTGCCAGTGACCATCAATAAGAACGGCGCTTGTGGTGGTACTGGTTTTATCACTCTTTAATACTAATTAACTTTAATCAACCCTGCTAACGCGGGGTTTTTTAATGGAGATCATAAAATGTCAAAAGTTTATATTGCAATGAACGCTATCGGTCAATTTAACGCCGGTGAAGAAGTCGTAGGCTTGGAGGATGCCGAGCGTATCGAATATTTACTAAGTATCGGTGCCATTGAAGAAGCTAATAGTGACGACAAATCAAAGCCTGCAACCAAGGCAGCCGCCAAAAAGGACTAAATTATGTATGCGACTCATGACGATTTAATAAGCCGCTTTGGTGAGCTTGCTATAGCTGAGCTTGAGTCCATGCACAATGACGGCTTGCTTGCAGTCACCAACGCACTGTCTGACGCATCAGAGAAGATGAACAGCTACTTATCAATACGCTATAAAACGCCGTTGAATAAGACTGAGCATTTGAAACTGGTGTGCGCTGACATTGCGCGCTATTTGCTTTATATGAACGAGCCGACCGATGAAGTCGAGGCACGTTATAAAGAAGCGCTTAAGTGGCTGCAAGACGTGGGTGCAGGTAAAGCCAATGTCACGTTTGCTGAGCCATTGACTGATGACGAGCAGCAATCAACGTACATCAAACCGGCGGTGCCCATCGGCGATAGTTACCGCGGTCAAGTATTTGGTGATGATGTATTTGCCAAGATGCCGGGTATGAATTGAGGTCCTTATGATTGATGCTAATTTATCAGGCGGTGACGAGATCATCAGGCGGCTGGGCGCTTTGTATTTTGATAGCCAAAAAATGCAGAAGTTTAGCCGGTTGGCTGGTGCCGAGATGGTCCATCAAACTGAGGAGCGCTTTTACAATCAGCACGACTTAGGGCGTCAACCGTGGAAACCATCTCTACGCGCAATAAGAGAGAGCGGTAAAACTCTACGCGATACTGGGCGGCTTATGGCGTCATTAACTTATATTGCGCTACCTGATGGCGTCAAGTGGGGTACTAACGTGGTTTATGGGCCTTGGATGAATTACGGAGTGACCAAAGAGGGTAGGTTGGTTACTACAGCTAGACCATTTATGGGCATGAATGACGACGATAGGGCTAGTGTGCTCAATATTATTAATCGAATTATGGACGTGGACCTATGAATAAGAATTATTTTGCAGTAGGTCTTGGACTAATAGACCATTTGCGTAAGGAGTTTAGACCCAAAGATAAAAGGGTTTACGAAACACGTAGTCAGCACGAAGCTAGGCTATTGGCTGACGAAGAATTATTGATGGCCGCTCAGATCAATGCTGATAAGTGGGGTGTTAAGCATATTGATACTGTAGCAAGTATTAATAATATCAATAAGCAGATAACACCCGCTCTATATGTCGTGAATACTTCAAACAATCCAAACTCTAATGGCGCGATAGACAGCCAAGACGCGCAGCGATGGACGCTCGTTGTTGTTGTGAGCAACCAAGCCTCGCAAACGGATACTACAGGTCTTATGCGCGATTCAGGCGAGCTCATCAGTAAGGTTATTAATTACGTGCAAGGTTATCAGCTAGATGACTACCACGATGCATTAGAGCGAACATCAACATCGGGAACACCCATTTACTACAGTACGTTAGCGCTTTACCCATTTACTTTTCAAACCAAATTTCAGCCTTAGAGGATATTAATCATGGCAGAGAACTTAAACCAATCCCACGCCTTTATCGGCAAGGGTAAAATCTTTATGACACCCATCACGGGTGCGGTACGCGGCAAGCCTTTCTGGGTTGGTGTAGCATCCGCATTGTCTTTTGCTCACTCAGTCGAAGATGAAAAAGAATTAATCGAGCATCATTCTGGCACCAACCAAGTTTGGGATGTGTCAGCAGGTACGAAAAAGACTACCGTGTCTTTGACTATCCAAGAGCGCCGCTTAGAAGCAATGCGCGCAGCACTACAAGCAACCGTTGAAACCGTAGCGACTGGCTCAGTGGTAGCAGAAGAACACGCCGTCGATGCAGTTGGTGATATTGCTTTTTTAAAGCACTCAAACGTTACTGTGACCACCGTTACAGATAGTGCAACTGCGGCATTGGTCGAGGGCACTGATTACAAAATCGATAAGCAGTATGGCCGCATTGAGATATTGAAAGCGGGCTTAACAGGTATCAAAGTCGGCTATACCTATGGCGAAGCAACTGTCATGAAGCCAATGACGGATAACGTGGATTTCTACGAGCTACGCATCGACGGTATGAACACTGTCGGCCAAAAAGATAAGCAGATTGTCACAGCTTATCGCGTCAAGCTAAATCCATCTGATGCTTACGATCTAATCAATGATGACTTCGCTGAAATGCAGATTGAAGGCACAGCGTTATTTGATGAAGCCCGTAACGCAGCTTATGAGATTAAAACGATTTAGTGTTTTGCCCTAGTCATAACATCGGCTAGGGTTTTTTGTTTAATCAAGTCATTACGATGTGATGATTTGCTCAAATGAAAAGGATAAATTATGCGTACTAACTCACAAACCAAGCTGACAAATACTGTCACAAACGCTGTCATCGTCTTGTCTGATAGCTTATATCCTGATGCTGAGCATGATTGGTCATCAGTAGTATCAAATACCAAGTACGCGCTAGACGGTACGATGATTGTCGAGCAGTCAGTAAGACAAGCGGGGCGACCATACGTGATGCAAGCGCCTGATGGTCATGGCGTACTCAGTCGAGCAACGGTTAATGCGCTAAAATCTGAGCGTGACAAGCTAGGAGCGACCTTTTGGCTAGATTACTTGGCAGATGGTCAAGTTAAGCGCGTTAAGGTGATATTTGACACTACAGCCGAGGCTATCAATGCAACGCCAATCAAAGGCAGTACAAGCCCACAGTTGACCGATTATTACAATGTAAAGCTCAGTTTTTTAGAGATACCAAGCGTGTGACTTTATTCAATTATTCAGCCCTTTATTTAGGGCTTTTTTAATGCCTACAATTTGACGGATGATGATATGGCGATTACTCAAAACGATTTAGAGATACTAAAGTCCGAAATTATGGCAGATACGCCTGATGGCGGCGGATTGCCTACAGGTATTGCCGTCATTGATGGGGTATCGAATAACTTATTTCCCGATGTGTCGGATATTGACCGTCTTATCGGTCGTGTGCGTCTGCGTAAAGTATCGCTTGCAGTTAAAACGGCTAATGCTGAGCTATTGCAAGCCGTGCGAATGCTATTCACTGAGTTGCCCGAAAATCCGAATATCAGTGTCTTTGCATTTAAAGCCAGTAGCTTTGCAGATAGACGAGTTGACGCTCAGAACAAGATTGAGTCATACCTTGCGTTCGGTAGCAAGTGGGCAGGGCATTTACTTGAAACACAGCTTTCAGGGCAGCGCGTTATTCAGGTCTCATTAGATAAAGGCGACCAAGTGCCAGCAGTCGGTCAGCCGCTTGTATTGGTGCAAAACGAAGGGCAGTCAGACGAATTTTATCAGTATATCCGTCCGCTTAAAGTCGATGTTATTGAGCGTAGATTTCAGCGTACAGTCAGCGAATCGGTAACACGCACAGTAGCAACGATTGAGTTTGGCGATACATTGACAAAGACCTTTAACGGTTTGACCGTGCCTGAATATTATCAAAATACTAACACAAGCAGACGCGCTGTTTTACGTGAAGCCCGTGTCGCTGACGCTGCTAAGTATTACAGTGCAAGCCGCTTAGCTGAGCCGGTTGTGGCAATGACCAGTCGTCAAGTTAAGATACAGTCTATTTATACGCAAGTAGTGCCAAGCACCCAAGTTGAAACGCCGATACTACAGCGTGACCCTGCCAATCAAGTCGCTACTCAAGCGCGTGGCGATGGTGTTATCGCAATCAATCAATCGGTAAACGTAGCGACCAACACGGCGTTTAGTTTACCAAGTGGTATCGCAGTCGGTACGCTGAGCATCAATGTATCGGGTCGATTATTAACAGACCGTAATGGTCAATTGGTGGACAGCCAAAATAAAGCGTACGCAGCTATCAAGTATGGTGTAGGTCAAATCACATGGTATGACTTATTAAGCACAGGGCAAACGATAGTTACAGGTAGCTACAAACCTGCAAGTGAGTTTAACCGTGTGGCGCAAACCGATTATCAAGTTGTAGAGGATAACGCAGGGTACAACTATGTGCGCGAGCTTGGCGCTGAGCCAACACCTAATAGCCTAAAAATCACTTACACAGTAGGCGGTAATAACTATCTCGTACATGACGATGGTCGCGGCGCTTTAGTTGATGACGATGGTAACGGACGAGGCACAGTACAAGGTAAAACAGTGCTGCTTACGACTGCAGCTATACCTGATGCAGCGAGCTATATTATTTACTCGTTTGGCGTGGATTTAGACACGGTTAAGTATGGCGCTCAAGCGTTACTACCTGCTTATCATATTTTAAAAGTTAACGATGTTGTTAGTGGTGATATTGCAGTGACGTGGGGTGTCGATAAGACGGCGACAGTAAGCAGCAATGCTATAACGGGTGATGCAACGGGAGTTATGGTCGGTGATGAAATACATATCACACCAAAAGAAACTGTTGCAAAAGGAACGGTGTTCAGTCTTTCTTATCAGCGACCCGTAGGTGGTGACAAAAGGTCAATTAACCAAGAGTCCAATGTGGGATCTGCGGTGGGTGAGTTTGAATTTAGCGGTAGTTTTGATGCAGTAATTACCGGAGATATGTATATCAACCTTACCTTTAATAGAATTAATTACGGTGGCAATGTCCGAGTTAGGTTGCTATTAGATGGCACAGGAAACGGTCTTGTAGTTGATTCTGTGTTAGTGCCTATAGATTCAAATAACTGGGTACGCACAAAAAGCGATGCATGGGCTGCCAATGTTATTAGTAGCACTATTAATAAGTCGACTGGGGGTATTAGTTTTAAAATAAAAGTTGGTCGCACTGCACAAAAAGTAGACGTTATTGCAAGACCTGGAGTATCGCCAGTTTTCAAAACTAAAAATGAAAACATACCTCTTGTTATTAACAGTACACAAGTTAGCATTGTCGCTATTTTGGGATCAGGCACTGAGCCAGCTACGTTAGAAATACCTACTGATGCAATATACATTGACACCCCTCAAGATTCATCAGCACCTATCGTCAGTGGCTCAGTCTTTATTGATGCGCTTGGTCAGAGCTTACGTGATGGCAATGGCAAGATAAAAAATGGCGCTGATGTTGTCGGTAATATTAATATCAAGTCAGGCGTTATCGAGCTGACAACATGGCAAGCAGGGCAAGCCAACACGGTTAATCTCAAATCAATGCTACGTGAAAACGACCCTGTGCCGCTTGCTAACTTGGTATTTAGAACGCCAGTCGCACCGCTTAAAAAGGCATCACTACAAATCAGTGCTGAGCTTGCAGACGGTACGATGTTGTCGCTATCAACAGACGCGCAAGGCGGTATAACAGGCAGTAAGTACGCTCATGGTACGGTTGATTTTAAAGCTGGATTTGTAGCGCTGTATTTTTATGAAAAGTTAGGCGTGACGGCTAACCCCAATATTGTGAATGAGAGCTGGTACGACGCGGCCAACATTTACATGGAGAGCGGCACAAACTATATCAATAAACCGATATACGTTAAGCCGGACTCTATACGCTATAACGCCATTGCTTACAGCTACTTGCCGTTAGATAAAGAGCTTATCGGACTTGATCCGGTGCGCTTACCAACCGACGGTCGTGTACCGTTTGTTCGTAAAGGTGACAGCATAGCGATTACTGAGCTTAAGACGATGCAGCTACCAACCAATGCTCCAAATGATACGTTTGATTTAGGCTTTGAGCGTTTATCTGATGTGAATGTAGTCGATAGCACAGGTAAAAAGGTCAGTTTTGATTATCTCGATATTGATTTAGATGCTGGTACGTTAAAGCTTAACGGCTTGCTTGATATGTCGTCTTATACAGCGCCACTTACTGCTAAATATCGCATTATGGATATCGCGCTAGTGATTGAGACGGATATTTCAGGTCGTGTCACGCTATCAACGCTTATCACGCATGACTACAGCACAGCCGCCGTCTTTAGCTCAATGCTATTGGCAGGTGATATGCAAGCTCGAGCGTATAACGTGTTTGGTCAAAAGTCATGGTCAGGCGTTTGGAGTGATAGTTTAATAGGCGATGCCACAACGTCGCAGCTACAGGTAACCAATAACCCTATCGTTGTGACTAATCGAGATTCGATAGAGGAGCGATGGGCGTTAGTCTTTACCAGTGATAAGGTGTTTAGGATTATCGGTCAGACAGTAGGTGAGATTGGTACTGGCTCAACATCTGGAGTAACAAGCCCGCTTAATCCCATGACCGGACACCCGTATTTTACAATACCTCAAGGGTCGTGGGGTGTTGGCTGGTCAGCCAATAACGTAGTGAGATTTAATACGGTAACAGCTAAATATCCTGTATGGATTGGTAATGCTATTCAACAACATCAAGGGTCAAGTAAAGACAACTATGATTTTACGATTGGTTATCACGCCAACATTGACAGAGATAGGGGTAAGTAATGGTATTAACTGACAATGCAAAAAATGCCATGCTGCAAGGCTTGGCAAATAAGCTAAACATAGGTACTAACTCGCTATTGTCCGTCTATGTGGACGCGACTTTAGCGGTTGAGCTAGTGCTGACCAACCCTGTTGAGCTTAGTGTAACAGGTGGTGTGTTGACGTTTAACGTGCCACCGCAAGCTATAGCGATTGCGTCAGGCATACCAACAATCGCTAAGATATTAGATGCGTCAGGCGCTCTTATGGTTACGCTGCCCGCGTCACTAATCACACTTGATAAAGATAAAATTTATCAAGGCGGTTATGTAGGTGTGCAGTCAATTAAGTTTAGCATTTGAGGGTAACGATATGGCTGACAACAAAATAACGGGGCGTGCAAAAAAATATGACGGCACTCCTATTGATTACGTTTCTATTTTTAATTGGACTGATGGAAGGTGTATCGCTCAAGTTACGCCTGATATAAAAGGGGATTGGTTTTTTGGCAGTACGTCAAATATGTATTTTGGTGTAACTTATGTTGCTAATGGTTGTGAGCCTGTTACACATGGTCCCTATAATTACAACTATCAGGTTGGTATCCCTGACGACTATGTGCTCGCTTACAGTTTTAATGGTGGCACATTGGATAGCTCTGTAAATAACAATCATGGCATAAAATCAGGCTCTGTGAGTTTCTCGGCTGGACGCAAGATAGGTGTGCAAGCTTTAGATTGTAAAGGTGGTATTGTTCAGACGGTATCGCCATTACGCTTAAATTCAGACAAGGTTACTGTGAGTTTGTGGTTGAGTCATAATAATTCTACGATTGGCATCCCTTTAGAGCTTAGTGCTAACGCTAATATTAACAACGCTTTTGCTTTCTATCTCAGAAACCAACTATCAGGGTACGTCATGGGCGGCAACGCGGCACCTAAAGTTGAAAACGCAGCAAACATAAATACACCGAACTCGACACTGTGGACGCACTTTATTTTTAGCATTGATAGATCGTTAATAGCAGACGAGCAAATTAAAATATATAGAAACGGTGTTTTGGAATCTACGCGCCACCCAACATTGAATGCCAGGCTGAGCGGGGCTTTTTCAAGCCATATTTTAAATATAGGCTCTGATACATCTGGTCGCTATCCATTTATTGGATTGATGCAGGATTTGCGCATTTACAACCGAGTTTTGACCGCCGAAGAAAGAACACGACTATTCAATGAGTAGATTATGACTTATGTAGCGCCTGATCTGAATATTGATATTGTGCTAAGGGCACAACTGTCGCCGCCAACATTGCCGCTTGATGTAACTTTATGTGCGCCTGACAACATAGAAATCACCAATATATCGATTGATGCAAGTATTGTTGTTAGTGCATCTGTCGATTTGACAATAGGCAATGCGCCAACTGTTGAGATTGGTGCTATTGACGCAGTTATTGATGTTAACGCATCTGTTGAGCTAACAGCTACCGTGTTTGCGGTCGGCGTTAATATTGACGCTGTATTGTCGATTAATCCACTGATGGAGATTGTCGCCACTTATGATAGCAATGTCTTTCGCGGCGCACAGCTTGATGTGTCTGGCAAAATAGAATACTCAAAACTGCAAGGGATTGATACGCAATCTAAGTTTGAAAGTAACGACAGTTTGAAACATGATGTTAGTGTAGATTGGCAGCAAGCAAAACTTATCGGTGTTGATAGTCAGGCGCAGTTTGAGGCTAACATCAAGCTCAATACTAGCAAGCAGATATTAGCTGAATCCGCAAAGCGCGTCAGTGTTAGCAGTGCTCATAAAAACGAGTATAGTCAGCTTATCGGTCAGTTAAAATCATTGCTCAACGAGCAATCAAAGCTGGTCGGTCAGTCTGACTGGTTGAGTTTTGAAGCCATGCTTGCGCGTCAAACACAGCGCAAGGTACAAGGCGAATATAGCTATCTTGATGCAATCATGCGTCACGCTAGTAGCGAGTACGGCAAGTTAGTAGGGTATCAGTACCAGGCGTTAACTGAGACTGCAAAATTACCATCTTGGTTCGTTGGTTATCAGCCTTATCCGTTATGGCAAACGGTCATATTAAGGCAGCAATTATCAGCACCAACATTGCCGCTTGATGTAACTTTATGTGCGCCTAAAAGTCAGTCGCCACGATCTAAACTGTCAATCGCTCAAAGCGATATTGACGTTTACGGCTATCTGGTATTAACAACTAAAGAGAGTGACGGTACTGAGCCGCAGCCCCAAAAAGGAGTTATATTTGTGACAAACAGTGTGTCATTAGTGCGCTCCGATAATGGGCGTGAGATTAAGCTGTTAGGCTTTAGCGTGGGCATTGATAGTAATAGCTATACATGGTCCTTTAGTGCGACTGTGCCGCTATCAGAGCTATCTAAAGTCGATACGGCACATGAGCAGCGCATTGGCGTAGACTTTACGTGTAACGGCAATCTGTGGCGATTTATCTTAGATGATTGCAGTGACAGTGTGTCCTTTGGTGAAAGCTCGCTAACGATTAAAGGTAAGTCACGCGCAATGCTATTAGCGCACCCATACGCTACCCAAAGAGGCTTTAAGTTTGATACGCCTATGAGCGCAAGGCAGATAGCAGAAAGCGAGCTAAACCGCAACGGCGTAGCGTCAGGATTTACATTGGATTGGCAATTAGCAGGGGTAAACGGTTGGAATGTACCGGCCAATACTTACAGCTATACAGGCAAAACGCCTATCAACTCATTGCAATGGATAGCTGAGGCAGCAGGTGGCTTTATCAATGCTGATATGAGTGCTGATATATTGCACGTACTCGCACACTATCCTATCCCGTCATGGGAATGGGCAGCGCAAACGCCTAGCATTAATCTACCAATGTCGCTTATCACCAGTCGCAGCCGTGGGCGCACTAATAAACCTACATACAATGGCGTGACTATCTACGGTGAGAATGATAACGGCCTCGGTGCGTTAATTAAGCGCACAGGCACAAGCGGAGGTTATCAGCCGCCTATGGTCACAAGCGACTTAATGACCGATACAGCAGCAGCTATTAGTCGAGGCAAGATGATATTAAGCGACACAGGTGATATCGGTAACATCGGTATCTCAATGCCGCTAGTTGCTGATGTAGGCGTATTAAAACCATCTACCTTAATCGGTGTTAATGATGGTGAATCATGGGTCGGTATGGTCAGAGGCACGACAATCACAGGTCGTCTATCGAGCAATCGAGCGTTAGAGATTGACCAGTCTATTGATGTTGAGCGTCATTTTGATAAGGAGGTCATGTAATGGCTAGTGGTAATTTATGGCAGCTATTCAAGAACGTCACTGAGCAAGGGGCTAAGCAATTAGCGACTGTCATTGATAGGCAAGGCTCAAACTATACAGTAACGATGCAGGGCGGTGGCAACACGATTGTGCAATCAAACATGGCTTACGAGCTACAATCCAAAGTCTTTATCAGAGATGGGCAGATTGTAGCGCAAGCACCTAATTTAACTTATACAGAGATTAGCGTATGACAGACATTAAAAAAGACGATAGCGTTAAAACTATCAAGGTAGCAGGGCAAGAGATTGTAATCAATCGCGTCAAAGTTAAAAACCTACACGAAGTAACGCGGGCATTTACGCCTTTTGTCGCTGAGTTTGAGCGCATTGTGAAAGCTAAAAAAGGTATGCCAGAGAGCGAATTAATGGCACTTATCGGTACGTTTACCGATGAAACGGTTATCTTAGCCTCAACACTGACAGACCAACCGCCAAGTTTTTATAGAGAGCTTGAGCCGCTTGAAATGTTACAGGTCATGCAGGAGGTAGTATCGCATAGCGGTGATTTTTTTATGCGTCAGATTTTCATACCCCTAAAACAGTTGGGGGCGCAACTGGCGTTACTTGGTACGACAGCTTATTACCATTCTACAAAATCGGAATCAGAGAATCTGACATCTTAGATATGGTGTTTGGCGAATGGTGGGGCTTATCTAAAGCACTGGCTAAAGATAAGCAGCAAAGTGTCAAAGATATGGCCATCGCTATGCGTATGTCGCAATTAGACACTAAAAACTGGAAAGAGTTTATGAAATAGTAGCGTAACAACGGTTAATCGACTAAAATTGAGTGAATACTATTTTGGTGATGGGCTATGAAAAAGCTATTGGCTGTGGGATTGGTGTTGGTGCTAAGTGGTTGCGGCGGTGGGTATGACAGTTTGCCGCCACAAGTAAGCAATGGGAATGGTGGGACAATCGGTGCTGGCAGCACATTTCCTACAGATAAAGGCAATTGGAAGTATGGCAACACAAGTGATGAGAACGGCTTATTTTCTTTAACCGCTAGAATAGATGCTACCAATACATATACGGTTCCGAAGTATCCAAATCTTGAGCAGCGATCATGGATTGAGTTAGAAAAGAGGAAGTCATTTGATGGTAGTATCTCAAAAAGATTTCTGATTTTTGCACCTGAGCAGGTTAAGTGTACGCCAGGTTGCAACATAAGAATTAAGTTTAATGGCAATACAGCGACTTATAGCTTTTTGCAGAGTAGCGAGGGCGTGTTAACTCCGTCAAGCAGTGAGGTGGCATCTGAGCTGTTTGACAAAACTACGCAATCTAATAGAGCTACTATTTATCTACCTATTGTGGGTTTAAGTAAAGAGTTTGGGTCTGAGTTTAATCTTGGGGGCTATGATGCGACTAAAATGAAATTTATAAGCGAGTAATGATGTGGCTAAACTAATTAAGTGTTCCGATTGTCGTAAGAAAATAAGTGTAAATGCTAATACGTGCCCTAATTGTGGTGCGCCAGTTTTAGCCCAAAGAAGCAATAGCTTGGGCGTTAAGAAAGATAGTGCAAAATGGGGTTATATTTTTGGTGTATTTTTCATACTTATGAGTGTAAGTGCATTTGCAACCAGTTTTTTTGCAGGAGTTATGATTTTAATTGGTGGGGTTTTAGCACTGCCAGTTGCACAGCGTGCTTTAATTGTACGCAATATCACATCAACGAGCGCACCTATTATTATTGCTAGCGTTATATTGGTTATAATCGGAACACTTATTACGATTAATAAGAGCCAGAGTGATCGAGAGGATTTTATTAAGAATAACCCGGAAGCTTACGCTGCTGAGCAAGCAGAAATAGCTAAGCGAGATACAGAAAAACAAGCACAAGAAAGTCAGAAACAGGAAGGTAGAAAAACATCGGAATCAACATTGCTTACGCTATGCCAAATAAATGTAAAAAATAGTATGAAAGATCCTAGTTCTTTTGATATGAACTACAACTCAAAAAGGTTTTCGTCTGCTGGGGATGGTTATACGATAAACTTTAGTTACACTGGTACAAACAGTTTCAATGCAACAATAACATCGGTAGCAACTTGTAATTTTGATAAAGATGGTAGATTGCTTGGCATTAGCTCAAATTAATACAAAAACTATCAAACAAAACCCACCATTTAATCGGTGGGTTTTCGCTTGTAGACTTTACAGTTACTGCACTCTGCAAATTTGCAGAGTGGTTAATTAAACATATTAGAGGGGGTAGTTATGACAATCACACCTAAAAAATCACCACCAGACATTAACTATATTACACCTGACCAATTCCCTAATGATTATGATATTTGGGGTGATGAGGGCTTTGAGCGTATCAATAACCTTTTAGATAAAGCGGTGCATCTAGTTAGTAGAAAAGCTAAAAATGAAGTGATGCACTATGCTGGATTGTCAAAGAATAAAAGCAAGGACGGTAAAAAGCCAGTTGTCTTTATTGATTGCGATAGCTTGAATCGCTACCACATTGATGAGCGCCATATTAAAGCCGGCAAATTACCAAAACCCGATAGGGCTAGCGCTTTTAAATAAATAACGAACAACTTAACAAGCTCACTTTAATTAGTGGGCTTTTTTATGCCCAAAATTTGAGGTGAGACAATGGCAGGTGATTTAGATTTTAGCGTACAGTTGCGGCTATTGAATGACCAGTTTAATAATGGCATCAATGAGGCGCGTGACAAGTTCACAGCATACGCGCAATCCGTACAGCGCAATGTGACACAGATGAACGCTGATACTGAGCGAGCCACAGCATCATTGGCAGGGCTTGGCAATGTGCGTCCTGATAGATTGACGGCTGAGCTGCGCGCAACGGCTGACCAGTTAAGACAGATGGGTGCAGGTGCTAACTTATCAGGTGAGCAAGTACAAAACGCTATGCGTACCGCCGCAGGTCAGGTGACGCGCTTAGGTACTGAGCTTAACGAGGCGAAGTTAGAAGCCGCACGATTAGCGCAGACAGGTGCAAGCCCACGAGATTTGGAAGCAGCAGCGCAAAAGGTCAACCGTTTAGAGACTGAATTAAACGAGGCTCGCAGTGCCAGTGTTAGCCTTGCCAATGAGCTATCAGGTGCGATGAATCGTGCATCTAATACGGCAGATGGCGCACGCAATGCTATTTATCGCATTACAAACATTCGGGTGCCCGAAACGATACGCGGTGAGATTGACCAAATCAGCCGATCATTGGTAGATTTTCAACGCAATAGTGGTCGTCCTGCAGAAGAAATAGACCGAGTAACAAGAGCGGCACAAGAACAAATCAGACGGCTTGAGGCGGAATTGCGAGGGCTTGATGACACGCAAGATAGGGTTAATCAAGGCTCAAATAACTTAGGCGGCGGCGTTAATAAGCTGCGTGGTGCATTTGGTAGCTTACAAGGGCTATTAGCGGCGGCTGGACTTGGTATCGGTGTCGCTGAGATTATCGCAGTATCTGATGCTTTTATTAACCTAGAGGCAAAAGTAAAGCTCGCTACTGGTGAAGGTGCAAACTTTGTAAACGGCTTTAATGGCGTCAAGCAGATTGCGGCCGATACATTTAG